GATTGGTGATCAATGTGGCATTGGCAGCATCACCGGTAGCCACCGCCTCAGCCAGACTACGGACGGAGGCAGCATTCAGATCGTTTCCAGCCTGCAGCAGGCTTTGCTGCCTTACGACACCCGCCGAAACCTCGAACAGTTCCGTGAATGACGCGTCGGCATTACCCATCTCAGCCTGTATCTGCTGGAGCATCAACGCGACCTGCGCTTCAACCTGCTGAAGCAAGTTGATGCTCGCGGCTTGGCTCCCATCAGTGACCTGAAGGGCCCCGATCTGCAATGCCATACCTGCAGTCGTCTGCTGCAGTGTTGAGACAGCCGCTTTGTTATCGCCGGCCAACGTCTCCACTGAGGCAAAGCGCAGCGCATATGCAGCGCTGGTAGTTTCTAAGCTGGTGGTGCGATTGGTAATCGCGACCAGACTTAGATTCGCACTGGCAAGCCCTGTGACGAGTTCGGTTGTGGTGGTTTCCACCGTGGTCAACCGTCCCGCATGTTGGGCGCTCACATCACGCAGTTCGACAATACTCGACTGATAGCCTTCGCCCTTCACAGCGAGGCTGAGAAGCGATCGCGCCTGATTCTCCGAAACCACATAGAGATCAGACAAGGAAGCGTCGTAATTTCCGAGCTCGGCTTCCAACTGCTGCAACCGCATTGCCTTGTGCGTATCGGCCTGCTCGAGCGATTCGACCTTGGTTGCAGTTCCATCGGCCTTGACCTCAAGCGTACCCAATCGGGATGCCAACCCGGCCGCAGTCTGCGTGACTGCGGAGACAGCAGCCTCGATTGCCCCCGCCCTCGTTCCAAGCGCCGTAATTTGCTGCGCCTGCGTGGCCGTGGTGCCACTCAGCTGATTGATTGTCGAGCCTTGACCATCAACCGTGCTCTTCAATTGCGTGTAAAGGCTCGCCTGATCAGCACTTGCCTGTGCAAGCGTCTGAAGGCTACTGGTATGCGTTGACGTTGTTGCCGTCAGCGTCTCCAGCTGCTGAGCATGGTTGCCCTGCACCTGCTGCAGTTGCTGGATAGCGGCCGACCCCTCACCGCCGCTCGCTTCGAGCTGGGTGAGGCGTTGAGCATATCCTTGGCTAGTCTGCTGCAATGTCGATATTGCGCCAGTGTGGCCATTCACGTCTGTGCGCAAGGTGGCGATCAAGCTAGCCTGATTTGCACTGGCCTGCGACAGAGTGGCAACCGAAGACTCAGCGTCACCCAGCCGCCCCGTCAAGGACGTGAGGGCCTGGGCTTGAGTCAACGTAGTCTGCTGCAACCCAGTGATTGCTGCACCTTGAGTTCCCTGTTGGGTTCTCACTGTCGTCAGCAATGAAGCTTGCTCCGCTGCGACTGATTGGACTGACTCAATCTGCGAGGTCAACAGACCGTCGGTCACCCGAAGACGTTGGAGGGCGATGATCTGTCCAGCCTGGACCTCATCGATCCGGACAAGCTCAGCATCCGCATTGCCCATTTCGGCAGTGATCTGCTGCAGTTGCAGCGCAAATTGGGCAGACACCTCCTGCAAGGTCGTCATCTGAGCGTTTGCCTGCTCAATGGCCTGGCCATTCTGTGCCGTTGACGCCTCCAGTGTCGTCGTGCGCGTGGCAAGTGTTGCCGTGGTGACTTGCAGCCCGGTAATCGATGCGCCCTGCCCGTTCAAGTCTGCTCGGAGGGTAACGAGCAGACTCGCTTGCTCCAGCGACGTTTGCTGCAGGGTGGAAAGACTGGCACCCTGGTCCTGCGCAAGCGTTTGCAAAGCGGTAAGCACCAACGCCTGCGCGGCGCTCGTCTGCTGCAGTTGGGATACCGAAGCAGCCGTGTTGCCTGAAAGCGTCTGCAGCGCAGTCAACAGGCTCGCCTGGGCAGCCGTCAAGTCTTCCATCGAGACCATGCGGCTGGCCAGGTTGCTTACCAGGTCACTGAGGCTTGAAAAGTCACCCAACTCATCCCAATAGGTGAGGTTCGTTGGGAGGTTGCCCGTGGTGGGCTGTATTGCGCGATAAAGTTTCCCCTCATAAGTGGTCAGAGCATTTGCAGCGTATGGCTTCTCAACGTCGAACTCTTCGGTACCGAGAAGCCCAGCCACGTCGTTCTGGAGCGCGCCCAACTGAGCGTCAATGGAATTGGCCAACCCAGAGACTGCATTCTTTCGGGCGTCGACCTCAGCAGCAACAGAAGCTGCGACCGCGGCTATCTGTACCGCCTGACCATTGGCGGTGTTTACTACCCCTTGCAAAGCGGCTGCCCGCGTGGCAACTTCTGCTGCCAGACCGTCCGCAACGGCTTTCACTGCAGCAATTCGAGCGGTAGCCTCAGCTTGGATGGCAGTGTTGGCCGCAGCAACGTCAGCAATCAGCTTGTTTAGCTCGGCCACAACCCCTTGGTACTGAGCGACACGCTCCCGTGCCTCACGACCAACAGTGTCAATGATTCCCTTATCCGCATTGATCAGGTCGACGATTGCAGCATCGTTGTTGCCCACTTCGGCCAGCATCGAGGCGTAATCGATTTCGATCTTGCCAATGCGGTTCCTGAATGCCGCCCCTAGTTGGGACTCTTCGATCTGACCTTCGATCATTTCGAGAATCAAGGACACGTCATTGCTGGCTTGGCCTTCGACGCCAGATCCCGCTGGAAACCATGGACCAGGATTACCGCCCGTATCGCGCAGGCGCGCCCAGAAGTAAAGACGCTGGCCGGCTCGCAGACCCATCATGGTGTAAGTTCGCGCGGGCGTGGCAAACGCTCCCATGGGGATAGCTTGCGCGAGGTCATTGACCTGCGAATACATGAACTCCGTCGACGCGATCCACGGCGCATCCGGTTCCACCCAGTCCAGGCGAATACCGAATAGCAGCGAGGTAGCCGTCAACGACGCCAGACTCGGCGGGGGTGCCATCGAGGCGGCGATCTGTCCAACCCATACGGCCCACGGGCCGGGCATTGCACCAATTCCTCGGGCCCGTACTCGCCACATTCCCTCGGAGAGTTCAATGCGGATGTCGGGCTTCGCCGATGTACCGAGAGCCGACCATGAGGCGCCACTGTCCGAGCTCGCCTCAAATTCGTAGGAGCGCGCCCCGCGCGCCGGCGTGGCCGAAGCAATTTGAACACCTGGTTCGGGCGCAGCGTAGACCGTAACTTCGTTCACGATCGGAGCGTTTGGGAACAAGGGCAAAAGCGACACGGGCTCCGGGACCGGTACATCGCCACCAAGCTCTGCGGCGTGCACCGACGCGGAATAGTTCACCAGGTCGAGCGACCACTTGCCAGATTCGTCCGGAGTGGCAGACATCACTTGAGCCAATAGCGCCCGGCGTTCGCCCGGGCCAAAGGAGTAGTGCGTAAAGATGTCGTCGGAACCGTCAGAGACGTATATATCGCCGGCGTCGGCATCGATCACTCGCAGCCGGCGAGACATCAGGCTGGCAAGTTCGGCCGCAGTCAGGCCTGCTGGAGGAGTGATGGGTCCTGCGGGGACCACCCGGTACGGACCGTCAGGCGAACCGTCAAGCTTCCGAAGACTCAGGTAGTGGGTTTGACCCTCGTACCATTCGAGCGGCTCCGACATGGTCAGAACCATCGTGGCAGGATCGAACTCCTCGACCCATCCCGTCAGACCCCATTTCGGAATGTCGTGGCTGACCTCCACCAGGTCCGCGTACGCTGGGATTGCGCCCTCAAACGTGGTCTGCAGGGAAATAAACCGCCGTTGGTCCCGATTTCGAACGACAAGCGTGATTCCCTCTCGCCACGCTTGATCCCGATTCGTCACTCCCGGCAACTTGAGCCGATAGGGCCGCGCCATTGGACTCCCGGGCAGCGCACACACTATTTCATCGTCCTGCCACGTCTCTTCGTTCACGAACTCGACGATGATGTGATCAGGTGCAGTGAAATCAGGAAATGCGTAATCGATCGACATCGACCGCGCAACGATGTTCGCAGGCGTATACATCTGCGTGCGCACCGTCTTCGGCTCGTCGCGGATGATATCGATCACGCCGGCGTAGTAGATGGGCATCGCGCGACCGGCGCGCGCGATCTGAGTGATTGCCTCCCAAAAGGTCGTGGTTGTGTCGAAAACGCCGTCGAATCTGTCCCCACGCGCATCCCAAATTTGCGCCAGTCGATACAGGGCGTGGATGCTAAGGCGGGACGTGGCCAGCCCCTTGCCATACTCTGGATTGGTGCATGCGTCGGCGATCGCCCAAGCAGGGTTACGCGTGGCGACAACGCCCGCCGACCAACCATTGACAGGATCCCAAGTCCGCAGCTTTCGTGTGGCGATGACGTTGACGCGCCGAGCCGTGGCCTGGTTCAGGTTGTTGGTTGCCCGGATCCTCGTCGCCAGAAGCGTCAAATTGCCGTAGTCCTGCTGTGAAGGCAGATAGGCACGCAGACCGAGCCAGGTGATGGCGCGCGCGGACCTATTCTCCCGGTCGGGGATCTCGTTGGACGTACGTTCAACACTGACTTCCCAACGTCCTTCGGCAACGGTGTAGCGATACGTCTTGTATTGGGGCGTTGCGGTGGCAAGTTCAAGACGCTCACTCCCGAGCACCACGAAGCCACCAATGGGTTGACCAATGTCGTTGATCTGGCGTGCGCGCACCACGAACGTGGTGTCAAGCGGCTCAAGGGCACCCTTGTAGTTCACGTAAAACAGGCCGCGCGGCAGAGCGATATCGACCGCAATCTGCGTTGTACGGGTACCCGAAGGGTTCGCCACGAACGGTCCAACTGCACCTGCGCCGGCAGCGCCCGCAGCCGGGAGTTCCAGCCCCTGGACCGCATTTGACGTTACGACGTTGTCAGGGAAAAGCGTAACGCGCTGACCGGGGCGCACAACCTCATAGGTCACCTCCTCGAAGTTGCCGATATCGGTGTCTTCGATCTGGATCTTCTCGATGTCGAATTCGCCCTGGCCAACGACGAACAGTTGGTACAGGTACATCTCGTTGCCATCCAGCTCTGTGTACGGCTGGGAGCCGAAGTCCAGATAGGACCGGTACCGGCCATAGCGCACCGGGATCGATTCGAACGGGCGCGCCATATTCCCTTGGGCGCTGATCGTATACGTAGGACTTGCGCCCTCGCGCGCCATAGTAGTGGGAACGCGTGCAGGCGGGAAGATTGAATTAATTGCCATGCCGCCCACTACGGCCACGGCCGCTGCGGCTGATGCGCCCACGGCAAGCGCTGCTCCACTGGTCGTAGCGACGCCGGCTGCGCCCGCATATGCGCCAGCAGCCCATGCGCCTACGCCCGCAGTCACCGCAGCGAGCGCTACCATGGCCACCATTTGCAGTGGATTGGAACCACCACCGCCGGCGGGCAGCACCACCACCGTGACGACGTCTGCGTCCTTCAGGCGGACGGACCAGGCAGACTGCACCAACCAGCGGCCATTCACCTGCACCACGAAAGGCACTGGGCGCGACAAGGACTTTCCCCGGCCAACAACGAATTGTTCACGGCGCAGCACGGTGTCCAGGCGCGTACCCGCACGAGCGGACACGATCTGCTGGGCCAGCTGTGGACGAAATGGATCGCGACGGATAGTGATGCTAGGCATAGAACCGGTGGTATTTGG